GCACCAGCGGTTGAAGCTGCTCGCCCAACTGTTTCAGCAGCATACTTCACAAAGCCACGCATCGAAGTAACAGCAGCTAAGTACGCAGAAAACACAATTCGTGCAGCACTAGGTGATGAGAATGCTCGTCAATACCTACGCGCAGCAGATGACACAACAGACAACGCTGGTCTAGTACCAACACGCCAATTGTCAGAAATCATCAACCCACTCGGCACAACAATCCGTCCTTCAATCGATGCGATTTCTCGCGGAGTACTACCAGATGCAGGTATGACTTTCGAGATTCCAAAGATTACACAAATGCCGACTGTCGCAATTGAACCAGAAGGTGACGCATTTAGCGACACAGACCAGAACGCTGCTTTCCTATCTGTATCAGTACAGAAGTACGCAGGACAACAGACATTCTCTGTAGAATTGCTAGATCGTACATCTCCAGCATTCTTTGATGAGCTAGTGCGCAACATGGCAGCAGCTTACGCAAAGGCAACTAACGCAGCAGTAAACGCTGCTCTTATCTCAGGTGCATCACTAGATGCAACTACAGTAGCAACATACCCAACAGCAGCAGAATTGCTAGGAATTGTTGCTCGCGGTTCAGCTTCTGTATATGGCGCAACAGCAGGACTACCAAATCCATTTGCTCGCAACATGGTCGTATCAACAGGACAATGGTCTAACATCATGTCTCTTAACGATGCAGGCCGTCCAATTTACACAGCATCACAGCCAATGAATGCTGGCGGTCAAGTATCACCAACATCGTTAACAGGTAATGTTGCAGGACTTAACCTATATGTAGACCCAACAAACGGTGGCGATGGCGATGGAACAATCCTTATCGTAAACCCAGATGCATACACATGGTACGAGTCACCAACATACCGCCTACGCGCAGAGTCCACAGCTAACGGATCAGTAACAGTTGGTTACTACGGATTCGGAGCTATCGCAACTAAGGTTGCAGCTGGCGCATTTAAGAACAACAAGGCGTAAGCCACACTAAGTCGCTCTGGGGGTCAGTAGCCCTCTGACCCCCAGAGTCTTTAGAAAGGAATGGGAATGGCACTTACAACAGTTTCAGAACTCCGCACAACTCTCGGAGTCGGCACTTTGTATACTGATGCCGTCCTTCAAGAAGTATGTGACGCGACAGACGCAGTCCTACTTCCTATGCTATGGGCTAACACTAATTTTGCTATCGCGCACTCAAATGTCGGCACGGTTGGCACTTTATATTTTGATTTTATTATTACAAATGAATTTTATGTTGGCCAGACAATTAATGTCGAAGGTGCAGGGGCTAAATTTAATGGCAACAAAACAGTTACGGGTGTCAGCGAAAGAAGCATAACTGTTACAACATCTCACTTAACTGATACTCCAAAACATCCAATCAACCCTTACGCATTAGTGAAATCTGAAACTTACCAAGACTGGGCAGAAGATAAAGCAATCCAGCAAGCAGCTTTAATGGTATCTGTAGAAATCTGGCAAGCGCGTACTGCGACCCTTTCAGGCAGTAACCTTGTTGATTTCCAGCCAAGCCCTTATCGAATGAGCGCACAGCTTCTCGCTAAGGTGCGAGGATTGATAGCACACGCACTAGACCCTCGCTCAATGGTGGGATAATGCCAGTTGCGATTACCACACTTAGAACGACATTAGCCACAGCTCTAGTCGATAACTCAAAATGGCAGACCTTTGCATTTCCGCCTGCCACAGTATTGGCTAACTCAGTTATTGTTTCACCTGATGATCCATATTTAACGCCTACCAATAATCAGCATATTGGCATCAGTCCAATGGCATCATTCAAATTGATTATTACGACCCCTCTTTTCGATAACGAGGGCAACCTCAATGGCATAGAAGATTTTGTGTGTGGCGTGTTCGCCAAGCTTGCTGCATCTTCTTTGACCTATAATGTAAGCGCAATCAGCGCACCTAGCGTTCTCGATGCTGCATCAGGCCAACTGTTGTCGTGCGAGATGTCTGTTCAAATCCTTACGAGTTGGAGTTAATATGTCCGAGTGGGAACTAGAGAACGAAGCCTTCCTGAAAAAAATCGGGCAGGTTAGCACACCAGCACCAAAGCCAACATCTACTAAGAAAGACGAGGAATAATCCTAATGGCTGTATTTCTAAACAATCTGGTCGGCGTTAAGATTAACACTGTTGATCTTTCTGACCATGTAACGGCAGTAACAATCAATCGTTCATTTGATGAGCTAGAAGTCACTGCAATGGGTGACACAGCACACAAGTTCGTTAAGGGCTTGGAAGCATCAACTGTCACTATTGATTTCCTTAATGACACAGCAACAGCAAATGTTCTTGCAACACTTCAAGCTGCATGGGGAACAACAGTTACAGCTGTATTCCTACAGACAAAGGGAACAGCAGTTTCTGCTACTAACCCTCTATACACTGTTTCATTGCTAGTCAATAACACAACAGACATTAATGGTGCTGTTGGTGATATTGGCACACAGTCAATTACATTCACTGCTAACTCAACAGTTGCAGTGGCTACAACAGGCACATTCTAAACAATTAAACAAGGGGGCTAACCATGGCAAAACTTAAGATAGTTCGAACAGATGGAAGCGTTATCGAAGGTGAGATTACTCCAGCAGTGGAGTACGCATTCGAGCAATTCGCAAAAAAGGGTTTTCACAAGGCTTTTCGTGATGACGAGAAGCAATCGGATGTCTATTGGATTGCATGGGAAGTTCTACGCCGTTCAGGTGAGACGGTTAAACCTTACGGGATTGACTTCATCGAAACACTTAAAAGTGTTGAGGTGCTTGATTCAGACCCTTTGTCTTAAAGCGCGATCTCCCGTTCACTTACCTCATTGCTAGGCTAAGCATAAGGTTGGGGATTGCGCCACAACAGATATTAGATTTAGACCCGATAATGCTTCAAGCCTTGTTGCAGGGTCTCAAAGATGAAGCAAAGGAGGTAAGCGATGCCAACAGAAGTAAAGGGCGCAATCGCACTTCGTAAGGCTCTCAAAAACTTTGCTCCAGACTTAGCTAAAGAAACTCAAAAAGAGTTAGGAAATCTTTTAAAACCAATTACGAATAAGGCTAGAGGATTTATTCCTTCAAAAGCTCCCCTAAGTGGATGGGGTAAAAGCAGTTCAACCATTTGGGGTACTGATCGCATTTGGAGCACAGGTAAAGCCAGACGCGGTATTGGATATAAGACCACACCATCTAAACCTAATAAGCAAGGCTTTAGAGCATTAGCCCGTGTCGTTAATGCTTCGGCTGCTGGTGCTATTTATGAGACTGCTGGTCGCTTAAATCCTAATGGTCGCGAACAAGCTCCTATGGCTAGAGTTGTGCGTGAAAGTCAAGCTAACTACGGCAAGATGATTCGCTCTGGTACTAAGAATCAATCTAAGAGCAATAACCCTAACGCAGGTAATATGTTTATTGAATCTATGAATCAGTATAGTCCAATAGTAGATGCCAATAATCAGACGGGCGCAGGTCGTAGGTCACGCAAGATGAAAGGTCGCGCAATCTTCAAAGCGTGGAAAGAAGATGGCGGTAAGACTAATGCAGCAATTATTAAGGCTATTGAGAACTCAAAAGTCAAGTTCTATGCAGCTATGGAGAGTAAATAATGGCAGTTGATCCATCAGTAGTCATTAACTTAGCAGCTGAATACACAGGCAATAAAGCCTTTAAGCAAGCCGATACTGCTGTAACAAAATTAAACAAAAGCGTCAAGGGTCTTGCTAGAACATTCGGGCTTACTTTCGGTACTGCTGCGGTAATTGCTTATGGCAAGGCATCTGTTAAAGCATTTATACAAGATGATAACGCGGCTCGTTCTTTGGGCATTACCTTAAAGAATCTTGGTCTTGAGACTGGCAATACTTCAGCCTATGTCAATGAGATGATTAGCAATTTAGAAAAGCAGACAGGCGTTCTTGATGATCAGCTTCGTCCTGCTATGGATAGATTGCTTCGAGCAACTGGCTCAGTCAGTAAGGCAACAACACTACTCGGCCTTGCTTTAGATATATCGGCAGGCACTGGGAAAGACTTAACAACAGTCAGTCAGGGATTACAAAAGGCCTTCTTGGGCAATAATGCCTCTTTAGGTCGTTTAGGCGTAGGACTATCTAAGGCTGAATTGGCATCTTCATCTTTCGAGGAAATCCAATTAAGACTTACTGAACTCTTTGCAGGACAAGCATCCTCTGCTGCTGAGAGTTATGCAGGCCAACTTAACAAGCTGACGATTGCAGGCAATAACGCCAAAGAGGTTATTGGAAAAGGCATAGTCCAAGCTCTTACAGAATCTAGCGGTAGCTTGAATGCTGCTACTACTGACATTGAAAATTATGCAAAAGCAATAAGTGATTTAATTGTAGATTTTGGCAGATTCTTTAGATTATCTAACGCAGTGCCTTCAATCTTTGAGTTACTTACTGATCCGGTAGCTGCTATCAATAACTTTAATAAAGTCGCAGATGCAATTGATGCACAAATAGCCAAACAAAATGCTGCTTCTATGGGTAAAAATCCTGTTCAATCTGGTTCTTATCTTAATAAAACAGCAGCGACTACTACTAAAACTCAAAAAGACCTTCTTAAAGTGACTGCTGCACAATTAAAACTAGCCAAAGCTAAGTCTATCTTTGACCTACAGAAGATTCAGATTGAAGCAGCTCTTAAGGGTAAGATTTCAGAGGAAGATCGTATTCGTCTAAAACTTATGCAGGCTATCCAAGATGAAAACATCAGCCAAATTGATATATATACAAAAGCGCTTAATGAAGTCCAAGCCAAGGTAACAATGCTTCAAGCTACTTTATCTGAGGTTTATTCCGTCGATGTCGGTAATCCGTTTATCGCATGGGAGATTGGCCTAGACGGAGTCAAGCGAGCTTTAATTGAAGTTAATGGTCAATCCATTGCATTGACTAACACCATCGCTCAAAACTCTTTAGCTGCTGGATTAGCAGGCGGGGCATCTTTCGCTCAAGCTTTATCAGGTGCAAGATACGCAGCTCAAGCAGCAGCGGCTGCTGGTGCAAGTGGTGCTACTGGTGTAATGCCTCAAGTACCTGCTGGGGGTAGTGGTGGTACTGCTGGTGCCGGTAATAACACAGTTGTGCAAGTAACTGTTCAAGGTTCGGTCATTGCTGAGAATGACCTTAACCAAGCTATCAACAATGCTCTTGCTGCTTCAGGATGGGCTGGGTCAGCTATTGGATATAGCCGTCAGGCAGTTATTACGGCAATCTAATGGGATTACCAGCAACCCTTACGGTATCAATTAACTTTGCCAATGGCCCTGCTTATGGCATCCCCTTTACTTTAGATGATCCTGCTAAAGGCATTCTTGGTACAAATGTTCTTGCAGATAATGCTGCCCTAGTTATTGATTACTCAACATCTACAACTAATATCGCTATTCGTAGAGGTCGCAACCTGTTGCAAGATACTTATGATGCTGGTCAAGCAACGGTTCGAATTCTTGACCCTAATGGTGATTTCAATCCCCAGAATACGGCATCTCCAATTTATGGTTATCTTCAACCAGCTAGAAAACTCCGCATTTCAGCCAATTATGTCGGTACTGATTATTATCTCTTTTCAGGTTACACAGCAGAATATCGCTATACCTATCCTCAAGGCCAAGAAACTGCCTATGTCACCATTACAGCCTTTGATGCTTTCAAGATATTTAACACTTCAGCAATCACCTCAGTAACTGGCGCTGTAGCAGGTGAAACTACTGGCACTCGTATTGGCAGGATTCTAGATACAATCACTTGGCCTTTAACTATGCGAGATATTGACACAGGACAAACAACCTGCCAAGCCGACCCTGCAAGTTCTCGAGCAGCTCTTACAGCTCTGAAAACAGTAGAACTGACTGAGTATGGCGCTTTTTATGTAGATCCTGCTGGCAATGCTGTATTTCAAGATAGAACCTTTACTACTTCGTCTATTGGCGGTACTCCAACAGTCTTTAACCAGACTGGCACAGGCATTCCTTATGCCAATGTCAAGTTCGCCTTTGATGACAAGCTTGTCTATAACCAAGCCAATATTCAACGCACAGGCGGTACTACTCAAACTGCCAGCGATGCCACTTCAATCGATACTTACTTCTTGCACTCATACACTCAGCAGAACTTGCTTATGGAGACAGACGCAGTAGCTTTGGATTTTGCTAAGGCTTATGTAGCTTCTCGCAAGGACACCAGCATCCGCATTGATGCTTTGACTCTTGATCTCATGACTCCAAGTTATACAGCAGGAGTAACAGCAGGACTTAGCCTTGATTACTTTGACCCAGTCACAATCACCAACACAACCGATAGCGGATCAACAATAACCAAGACTCTACAGGTGCAGGGAGTTAGTCACGACATAACCCCTAATTCTTGGATTACGACCTTCATAACTATGGAGCCAATAATAGATGGTTTCATACTCGACTCGACATTATACGGTATCCTTGGGACATCCGTATTTAGCTACTAGAAGGAGCAGATAATGGCAGCAGGCTGGCCTACGAAGGCTAACTACGCGACAGGCGATGTCCTAAGCGCAACAAACATGAACGACCTTTCAGGAACGGTTAATTTAATTAACCCAACTGCTAAAGGTGATTTATATGCAGGTTCAGCAGCAAATACCTACACCAAACTTGCAGTAGGCGCTAATGCAACAGTCCTAACAGCTGATTCAACTACAGCAACTGGCTTAAAATGGGCTGCACCAGCTGGCGGTTCAAGCGGTCTAACACTTATTAGCCGTCAAACATATTCAAATGTAGCAAGTACGGGCACAACTTTTGATGGTGTTTTTACTACTACATATAAGGTGTATCAAATTATTGTGGAAAATCATTATGCGGCAACTCCAAATGATGCTTTCCAGTTTATTTACAGATATGGAACAACTGACGCAACTTCTCATTCTGGTAACAATTTATATGCTACACCTGGCACTAGCACAACAGGTGCGGGAACTTCTAGCGCTGCGGCGTTCAATGTGAATATCGCCTCAGGAAGTAGCACTTATCCTTTCGTAGCACAAATGATGGTTCATAATGTTGGAACAGGTTCGGGTTTACGCTCACAAATTTATGGACAAGGATTTGAAAACAATAATACAAGAATGTTTTCCTTTGGTGGTTATGTTGACCAAGCTCAAGATTTTACAGGATTCAAAATAAAATCAGCATCTTCGAATATCACAGGAGTAATTTCAGTCTATGGATTGGCGGTATAACAATGACAACACTTAATGAAATGATTGAAGTTATTAAGGCGGAAAATCCTAATGGATTGCGTGTTGGTTCTGATGAAACAGGTTATACAGATTTAACTGCTGACGAATACTCAGCACAGATAAAAGAATGGGCAGAAAATCGTCTTGCGAAAGAAATTGAATCTGCCAAATCAGAAGCAACGAAAGCAGCGTTATTGGACAAACTAGGCATTACTGCCGATGAAGCAGCTATCTTACTTGGATGAAACCAAGACTTTCTAAAGCTGCAATCCAGTTAAGAGAGCAGATAGATGATTCATTCCCAGATCGTGACAGGGCATCGGATGGTTGGCTCGGTGATACCAGACACGCTGCTCGTAAGTCTGATCATAATCCAGATGAGCAGGGCTGGGTTCGTGCCATTGACATTGACGCAGATTTATTCGGTGTCGGAATCAAGCCGTTTATCATGCCCGACCTTGCAGATCAGATTCGAATCAGTTGCAAGTCTAAGGCAGAAAAACGCATCTCGTACATTATTTTTAACGGCAGGATTGCGTCTCCCATCCTTAACTGGAAGTGGCGCAAATACACAGGGGCTAACAAACACACTAAGCACGCTCATTTTAGCTTTAAGAAAGAAGCTGATTTTCTGGGTGAGTTTTTTCAGATACCTATGCTAGGAGCAAACTAATGAATATGAAAAGCCCTTATGTCCTTACTGCTGGAGCATTCTTAGCAGCTTGGGCTGCAACTAATTTCGCAGCTGATTACCGCTCAATTCTCTGGGCTGTGTTGGCTGGTGTCTTTGGATATGCGACCCCTAAGAAGTGACACAATCCGATTTCTTCACGCTCTACCTAGCAACACTGGCAATAGTCGGTGGCTTGTCTGGGTATGTAATTACCCACTTGTTGTCTGAGATTAAAAGACTCAACACGCGAGTCGATGAAATCTACAACATCTTACTAGACAGGTAACATTCTGCTATGGCAAGAAAAGCAACTAAGGCATTAGAGGATCAAGGTTACTCAAAGCTAGATGCTTATTGCATTGGGCTTTATGAGTATTTCTGTAGTCTTAAAAGAGCAGGCTTTAAAGAAGATGTAGCCATGTTTATGATTACTGAACCTAATGCTTACCCTGCATGGATATTGCCTAACCCTGTCGATCCAGAGAAGTTCGGCAATTACGAAGATGAGGACGATGACTAAAGCCCGCTATCTTGTTATATCGGATTTACAAATCCCATATCACCATGAGCAAGCTGTTAAGAATCTTATCAAGTTAGTAAAGCGAGAGAAGTTCGACCTCATCCTAAACACGGGCGATGAGTTAGATATGCAGAGCCAGTCTCGCTGGGCTCAAGGTACTAAGTTGGAGTGGGAAGGTACGCTAGATGCTGACAGAAGCCTTGCGCAGGATATTCTCTATGAACTCGGCACAACAGATGTCACTCGGAGCAATCACACAGACCGCCTATACCACACACTATTACGCGCACCTAGCCTCATCGGATTACCAGAATTGGAATACGCAAAGTTTATGGACTTCAACGGGCTTGGAATCAGATTTCATAAAAGACCATTCGAGTTTCACAAGGGATGGGTCTTAGTCCATGGCGATGAAGGATCAATGAACTCCAATGCCGGACTTACAGCTCTTGGGCTGGCTAAGAAGTTCGGCAAGTCTGTGGTCTGTGGTCACACGCACAGGGCAGGCATTAGTGCCTTCACAGAGGGCATAGGAGCCTCATACAGGACTTTGTGGGGCTTAGAGGCAGGAAATGTCATGGACAAGAAGAAAGCCTCTTATTTGAAGGCTGGGAGCGCTAACTGGCAAATGAGCGTGGCAGTCATTGAAACTCATGGAGACCGCGTAAGTCCGATGCTAGTGCCTATAAACAAGGATGGGTCATTTACCCTATATGGACGACTTTACGCTTGATGTAGTTCGCACCATTGACACGATGATTGACGAGTCAGATTTGTTACCATTTCGTTATACAAATGTCCTTGATTAGTCTGGAGTCTATGCAACACTAATCCTGTAAGCAACCAAGGGCGTTGCTACAGATAGGTACAAAAATGACTACACAATCACTATTTATCAAAACACTAGAATCTGGATCTAAAGTTTATGTCGCAGGTTGCGTGGTTTGCAACATGCCACCTAAAAACAACAAGGGTGACTTTCTTGGTCGATGCGAACACTGCACCGAGAAAGTGGGTGCATAATGGCGAACAACGACAAGCTGTTGATTATCTGCCTTATTGGGGCAAGTATTAGCTTTGTGGTATGGGCAGTTCAATCCTATAAAGGAGCTTATGATCGTGGCCATCGCGATGGCTGGCATAAAGGCAGAGCAGTCAATCGCTCAGAGTTCTGGTCAGAATGAAATATCAGGAGATTCTACAGAGTGCAACCGACATCATTCAAGATCGTGGTCTCAACGACTACGGCCACCCAGCAGATAACATGCAACACGCAGCAATGCTCATCAGTGCATACCTACAGCACCCAGTCGAGGACTATCAAGTCTGTGCAATACTCGCGCTCATCAAGATTGCCAGAGCCAGTTCAGGCACAGTCGATAAGCCAGA